TGCCCTGCGGAAGGGTTGCGCAGCGGCACGTAGACCGCCAGCGGCTCCCATTGTTCCGCCGCCAGCGATGCTGCCGACCATGCCGATACCGGCGAGAGCTAGTGGATTAGTAATGCCCACTTTCTCTGCGCCTTCGGTCGCCGCCATGCCCGTGCCGGCGCCGATAGCCTGGAGATACGGAGCCGTACCGAGCTCACCAAGCGCCCGCGCCACACCCGGCACAGCCTTGGCAGCGTTCGCTCCGAGTTGAGCCGCGCCAGCGCCAAACAACGCGGAGCCAGCAACTTCGTTTATGCGTTCAAGGGTAGATGACGGACGAGGCAGGAACCGATCAAGGCCACGGTCGATTGCATTGCTCACTAGGCCAAGTTCGGGGATCTTTGCGCCCGTCAGAGAATTGACCCCGCGCACACCATAGTTGACCGCAGCGTTCGCAGCGTCTCCAACCATGGCAGGAATGCCCGTGACGCCCTTAACGAGCGTTCGGCCCATAAGGGCCGCTTGCCTGCCCGCTTGTTGTCCAAGGATCTGAGGCTCGGGGGCGTCATCCTCAACCCAACGTCCGCCCGAAGCCTGAACCGCCGGGGCGCTGTCCTCTGAATCATCCTCAACCCACGGCATTATTCGGGTACCCACTTCATGGGTCTACCGTTCTTACCAATCGGAGGCGGACCTGGCGGCTTAGTTGGCGCGGGGTTTTCGTCGAACGTAAACCGTGAAAGAATTTCCCCCGGCACGACCATGCTCGGGTCAACTTTCTCACTGCGGATCATCGGCTTCGTAGCATCAAAGTTACTCTTGAAGGCGTCCAGCCGCGTCTTGGCTAATGACTTAGCCAGCGTGCGCAACTTGGTCTTTGAAGTGTCCGTTAATTGGCCGTCGCTACGGGTTTGATATTCTTGAGCGAGGCTATCCAGCACCGATTGGTTTTTCTGGAAAATCTCAACATCCTCGCCACGGACAACGCCCTTTTCGTCAATCATTTTCTGAATGAGCTGGATGGCTGTGCCAAGGCTCGCGCCGCTATCGATAGCGTTGTTTATTTTGTCGTAAGATAGACGGGCTTCATTCGCTGCCGTGAGTTCCGGCTTTACCTGACCGCGCCAATAATCAAGGCGTGAATAGTCGGGCTTCTCTGGGTCTTTGGGCGGGGCCGCGCCGGGGACACTGTTGCCAGCCTGTGCGAAGCCCTGCGAGGCGAGGCCGTCATAGTCTTGCTGCGTGCGCGCAAGCCGAACGTCGTTCGTTCCGGGCTTCTGCATGTTCGTGGGTTTGAACGGCTCGGGAGAATCCGGAGTGGAATTAACCAACACGGTCGGATTTAGGGGATCTCCGCCGACAAGACGTTGCTTATCACCCACGACCGTAGGAGCCAGCGGCGCGCGCGGCCCCATGTTCGCCATGTACTTCGGCAACATCGTCTCGGGTGATGCTCTAAGCGCTAGCGTCTGAGGGTCGTTCTCAAAGTTCTGCTGTGCAAACGGCTGACCTCTGCGCATCTGCTGTGCGTAGAGCTCTGAGCCGTACATAGCTTCAGCTTGGGGTCTGCCCATGCCAAACACTTCTTGTCCGAGCATAGCTGTTTGACTTGGGGCGTTGATGTACTCTGGGGCCTGGGCGAGAAGTTTGCCACGGGCCTGTCTCTGCTGACCAAGGAGGCCGCGCTGCGCCCGCAGTTCTTCAAGCTGTTGGCGCGTAAGTTCCTCGCGTAACGCCGCTTCAGGGTAAGCGCGATCAAATAGACCCATGTCTTAACCCCACAGCTTTGAGAGTTCTTTGCCGAGCAAGTCGTTCCCGTCCTGGTCCGATCCCCACATGTACGGCGATGTACTGGAGCCGGTTCTGGAGTTGGTGCTGTTGCGCGTGCCGCTGACGTTTGAGCCGTTGGCTTGATTAGCCGCCTCAAGCAGCGCAAGGCGTTGGCTCTGCGAGATGCCACCGGCATTGAACGCCGCTTCCACCGCTGCCGTATCGACGCCATCGGCAGTGACGAGGTTGGCAAGCTGCTGTTGGGAAAGCCCGGTCTGCTGGGCGATGTTGGCCCGGATACCTTCGGCAGCGCGGAACACGTTGTCGTCCTGGTTCTGCTTGTAGCCAATGTTCGCGCGCTCGCGAGAGTCCAGGAGGCCCGAGTTGAACTGGTTGTTCTGCTGGCGGGTGTTTTGGTTGCCCTGGTCCGCCGAAAGGAACCTGTTGGCGTCCTGCATCCCGAGAAGAGATGAGTTCTGGAAGTTGTTCGCACGAAGGTTTGAAACTGTGCTGAGAAGTCCCCGGTTCGCGTCCCCGAGGAATTGACCTTCAGCTACTTGCCCACGATCACCAAACGCGCCGGCAGCGTCCCGGCCCTGGCGTAATCCACTCAGGGTGCGGTCAACGTTCGTGTTGTAGTCGTTAATCGTTGAGTCAATGACTTCGGAGTTGAATGGGTTGGCGTAGGCATCTCGGAATGACGCGCCTGTCCGCGCGGTCACATCCCCGGCGTAGTCTGAGGTCGGAGCCGCCCCCAGTTGTGGGGCCGCTTGACCGGCCATCCAGTTGTATCCAGAGGTAAGGTTGTTGAGGGAGCCCATGCTCGCGTCAATATTTCCGTTGGCCGCATTCACACCCGAGAGGATTGGGTTATTGCCGACGCGGTTACCAAGCCAGTCAAGGGCGCCCTGTTGTCCTGTGGTGAACCCGCCGCTGTTGAGGTTGCCCTTCGCCGCGTTGAAAGCGTTAGTCCAGTCCTGCGAGAGGATCGGGGAGCGCGTGGCGTTCTCGGTTGAGAACATATCCTCGTCCTCTTCCCGCTTCGTGGTATTCCCGCCGAACATTGAACCAGCAGCGCCGCCAAGTAGCGCGCCAAGTTGGGGTTGGCCGAAAGCAGCCCCTAGTGCCGTGCCGCCGATCTTAAAAACGTTTCCGAGTAGGCTCATTTCTTCTGCCCGCTTTCCTTGAGGTCAAACGTCATATCGCCCAGCCTGTAAAAGCTTGGGGCGTCGTTCGTCTCGATCTTGAACTTGATCTGACGGCCCTTGATGCGAACGCTTAGGCGTTTCGTGGCCGCTGTGATGTTGAAGGGCCCGTAGGCCCTTGGAGTGGGGTCTTGGGGGTAGTTCTTGGAATAGAACGTAATCTGTGCGCCGCCTCGAAGATCATCGAAATCAGGCCGCACACCCATGACCGTTGCGAAGTTCTCACCGGAGCCTGCGCCAACTTGGAAGTAAGAGCTTTCCAGGCTTGTTGATCTTGCGGAGCCGTCGTTGCTGAAGTCTTTTTCAGCGTATGAGACGTAGCTTCTCGGGTTGACCGAAATCGGGAACGGGAAAATCCCAGAGTCTAGCAATGTCGTGACGGCTTTATCCTCGTCAACAACCCATGTCTTGTCGGCGTAGTTGTAGATATGAGCGCGGGAGCATTCGATCCCATCACGCTCATCAGGATAGAACCACCAGACCTCGTTACGTGAGGCAAGGTGACAGGCGTAAACCTTCCCGCCCTGCACATCAGCAAGGTTGTCCCGTAAATCACGCTCGCTCGGGTTGTTGAGCGGGACCGGCAATCCGCCGTTGTACTGGTAGAACTTTCCCTGCCTCGATAGCCAGAGCACGCCGTAAGGCGTGAACACGGAAGCATTTGGGCCGATCAGACCGCAACCCTCCGCAATCAGGTCAAAGGCGTAAACCACCGATGGATCTGGCACAGACCTCATCCGATAAACTGCGGTATCGGTGTGGATCAGGTTCTCGCGGTTTACAGCCAGCCCACGAACAATCCTGGACCCGTGCGAGAGGATGTAAGACCCGGCCACGTTCGCAGCAGAGGCGGTCCAGTCCTGGTTATTCTCCTGGGCAGACCACGCCACCCGCATGGGATCAAGGCGCGATGTGGTCGGGTTTGTAGACCCACAAGCGACAAGGTTTCGTTCTGCCGTGACGAAGATAGACCCAACACTAGAGGGGGCGGTCGGTATCAATTCGGCGGTCGTGATAACCTTCACGGAAACGTTATCGACCGAGCCGCTAAAGGTTCCGCCGCCCTGCAACACAAGCGATTGGCTGGACGTAACCGGGCTAAAGAATGGTCTCTTATATGTGCCCGTCGAGACAATCGCAGACCCGACAGTAGACCCGCCAACGGTCGCAATAATCGTCCCTGAATTACGGATTACATCGAGGTCTAGGAGGTGCCAAGCAGATCGCGAAAGAGCAATCGTCTGGCTCAACCCAGCGCCGGCAGAGGCGGAAGCTTTGCCCGCCGCAATCGCCCACCCAGAGCCTTGCGTCCATGTGCTCGTGCTGGCGAAATCTCCAGCGCTGACAAGCTCGCTCGCCGTCGTATTAGGCGCCCACTCGTACACGCCACCCCAATTGGGATTGACGATGAGGTTCTGGCCCCACGGAGCAAAGCTGTAGGTTCTGGGATCAAGGTCAACCGAGCTTGACGGAGAGCCGTATCCACCACCGCCGAACGGCCCGGTTCCGTACCCTAACCCGCCGAGGCCGTTCTCATTCCCCGGCTTGAGGTGGTATTCATAATCGATAACCGCTGGCCCAGTTCCTGAGAGGGTCGCATTCGCGGTTGAGGCAACGAACCCATATGCCGAAGAACTTGGAACGGTCGAGACGGTGTAGTTTCCAGTAATCGTGACGTTCGCCGCCGAACTTGATCCAGGGAACGTAATAAGCTGGTCAATAGCGAGGTTGTGCCCGTCGTCGGTGACCGTGATGAGCGCCGAGCCAGACGAAGTGGAGAATGCGCTCGATAACTCTCCCCGCTCAATGACGGGGGTTATGTCCGAAAGCGTTCCGTCTTGATCCCCGACCTGGACCCGTAAGTGAGTGCCGAACGCGACCCACGAATTGCGCGCTAAATCAGACCACGTAACGCCGCCTCTGCACACGCCCGTAAGGGCGGAACTTGTAAACAACTCCTGCCCATACTGCGTCTCCATCTTGCCGTTTACAGAGCGCATACCTGTTGCACTGATGTAGTACGGCTTGGCCGCCAGCTCGCTTTCGTCTTTTACGACTTGGGGAACAAGCGGGATCGTTATGAACATTTAGGCTTCGGGCCAACTGTTCGCTACAGAGGTTTTTGCAGGCCCAGAGACAATGCTCGTGCTAACGTCCGCAAGCACCGCTGTAAACTCAACTTTGGTGAAAGTCGTTTGCCCCTGGAAATAGACGGCAAAGAAATTGTCAGCACCTTGGGCAGAGGCTTGGCAAGATTTGATAATGGCCCCAAGCGCCGCGCGTCCCGACGCACCGCCGCCAAGTAGGCCGATCAGGTAGACGGCAAGCGCGCCCCAGTCCAGAACTACTGGCTTTGGAACGTGCGGCGGTGGCGGCGCTGCCAACTCGATAAACACCTCGGTTGACCCATCCCGTATCCTGATGGAGTCTCCGGCCTGCGGGGCGTCCTGCAAGACGTTGTAATGCACGCCCTCAACAGGCTTCGCGACTGATGGCTTCGCGTCGATTTTTACTATGGTTGTCATTACGCCAACCCCACCCTATACATGGCGCCCTTATAGGCGGTCGCAGTTGAATTCGTGATACTAGCCGCGTGCTTTATGCGAACGAGAAGTGACGTTTTAAACTTCAAGACCGGCGCTCCGAAGAATCCGATGGTGTTCCACGCCGGAATCACCCAGCCCGTTTGATCGCCCGACAGTATGGTTTTGCCGGCGTTTAAGTCCCCGGCTGAAATCCACGCTTCGTACGCAGTGGTGAGCCCGTCGTTCACAAGGACAGACGGTAACAAGGCCGCGCGCTTACCGCTTGCTGTCGTTATTGGCAACTCTACAGCCGTGCCGCCGTCTACGGTGATTTCAAAGGTTGTGATGTCGTTTCCGCCAGATGTTGGCCCGATCACACCGCCTAGAAAACCTTTCCCGGTTATGTTGGCGAGCGTGACGTAAGTGTTGGCCACAACGTCGTTGGTATCGATTGCCCCGCGTAGCGCCAGTTCCGTCCAGAATGCGGCGACAGCTGCTGTGGTATTCGAGGCCGCCTTATCCACAATGCTATACGCATTGGAATTGCGCAGATGGGGAAAGAACTCCCAAGGCTCTCTAAAGTGAATGCCACCTCCTGATACTACCGGCATCTAAACCCATCCTCTCGTTGCGTCCGCGTCTGTCAGTGTAAGCGTTTGATCGCCATCGATGGCGAAGGTTGTCGTGGTTATCCCATTGATCACGCCAGAGAGCAGAGTCGTCCCAGCGCCATAGATTCCCAGCTCTATCTTGCGGCGTGATCCGGTGGCCGCGGGGAGTAGAACCGCGCCCCCAACGGGGGCGACATAGGCATACCCGGCCACAGCCGTAAAAGACGCCGACTGCAGCCCGCCGTCAGTTAGTCCCCCGTCACCTACGGACACCGTGTAAAGGCGCACTTCGTTAGCGCCGGGATTCGTGATGGATGGTGTGACGGCTACAGAACCAGACCCAGCAACGCTCACCTTTGTTCCGACATAACCAGCCGTGGTGTCGGTGGCACTGACAAGAACGGTCCCGGCGGTCGCGGGGAGTGAGGCCGTCGCAATGGCCGTCTCAACCGCAGCCTTGTCCATCAGGTCGCGGTTATTCGTCTCGGTGATGTCGTCCCCGAGATAGTTCGGGCCGGCAAAGTAACAGTCCGAGGCATCGCAGAACACTTTGACCTTCCGGCCATTTGGAATAGCAACGCCCGTGCCGGCAGAGGTCTTCATGGTGATGGTCTGGCCGGTCGTGTTCCAGACTAAATCCCAGACCCACTCGGCGGACGGGACGACAAGGTTAGTTGCGGACGAGAGCGAGCCGGTCAGTTTGAGGATCGCGCATTGACCGTCATTCGTAGCTACGAAGTTCGTCCAGCTCAGTGTGGTATCGCCCGTAAGGGCGAGTGACTGATAACCCTTCGCGCCACGGTCAAACAGGCGCAGGACTTCGTTGAGCTTGTCGTCGCCCCAGGTATTGGTATTCGAGCCCTGGGACTGCTGGCGGGCTTTGAAGCGTGATGTTGCGCTATCCGTCATACTGCTGTCCCATCTGCATAGCGCCACGCTCCATTCTCGTCAGACCACGCCGGCTTGCGGGTGGCGATGACGTAAGCTGTTTTGAACTTGAGTCTTGGGCCCGTGTGCAAGTCAGCCGTTGTCGCGACCGGGATGAATTGCCTTTGGTCGTAGACAAAGGTCTCAATGTCGCGCGGGTCGTTTGAATTGAGCGGCACTAGACGATGCTCCGCACATCAACAGAGCTTCTGATCGGCGCCCCGGACCATCTGTTAGCCGTGTTGTCGTCTGTAATGTCCTTCACCGCCTCGTCAAACAGGCCCTTCCATATCTGAATGCGACCGTCGTCTTCCAGATGGGCTGTCAGCTCCAATAGAGCGCCGTAGAACAGCAAGTCCGGGTACTTCGTCAGGAGCACGTTTGAGGTGTTGGAGCCGCTGAGAGGCGTCGGGATGCTGTAGTAAAAGAGCTTCGCCGTGTACGCGCTGTCAGGAACACGCCGGAAATAGAAGTTTGTCCCATACGGGGCGAATGAATTAGGCGTTCCCGCCGCCGTGGACGGGAAATCGTTGATAAGCTGGGTCAGGTCTTTGCCAACAAGGACAGAGACAACCGGGCTCGTCAGGGTAAATAGCTTGGCAGAGGCAAAATCCGTGGGGATTTGGCTCGTTTCCACACCAGCCGAAAGACTAAACGCCGTAGAGGTCTCAAACTCACGCGTCCGAAGCCTGCGGACACACCTACGCTCGCTCTTTGAAATGCCGCGCTGAACTGCACCCTCAATCGTCCCGCCTGAAAACTCTGTTACGTCGGCAATCAGGTCGGTTCGGTTTAGCGTGTCGGACAATTCGCTCTGCAATTTGGCGTAGGAGTCGATTGCCATTATTTAGCAACCCCAACCAGGAGCGACTCCTTGAACGCCTTGGTCAATGCCGGGGCATTGGCTTTGCGTTTTCCGATCTTTCCGCCGGCAGTGCGGAGCGCGCTGAAGTCTGAGTCGTCCAGGAACGAGTTGTATTTGTCCCTGTCGTATTCGCCGCCCTTAGCGGGGTCGAAACCTGATAACTGTTTAAAGTGCTGGTCTAGATAGTGCGGAATGGCGGCAAATACGGCCCCGTTCTTGGCCTTCTTCCAGCCGCCCATTTCATCGAAGTATTTGCGCTTGCGCTTGTTGTCCTCAAGGATGCCGTCGAGGACTTCGCGCGGTATTTCGGCCTTGATCTGAATGTCTCCATTTTCCAAGACGCGGATGTACGTCGTCTTTCGGGTCATGGGGTCGTAGTCGAGGTGCATCCAATTCTCTGACATGCGTTCTCCAAAAGAAAAGGGCGGGGTTTTTAGGCCCCGCCCTTCGCGTCAGTTAGTTATCCAGTTACTTAGGTTACGCCGTAGACGCCGAAGTGTGCGTCAGGCGCTCGGTTTTCGAGTGTGCCCTCAAAGACGACGAACTCTTCGATACCGTCACCCGTGACGCCCTTTTTGTAGGTCTTGAAGCTACGCAAGGCAGCGACAGAAAGGTGTTTCGTGGTGAGACCGAAGACGGCTTGTCTCAAGAACGTGCTGCCCTGGATGGCAAGCTGCACGTTCGGGATAATGTCAATCGTACCGAAGTCGCTCATCCACTTTTCGACAGTACCGACAGCCATCGGCTTGCCTTCGTTATCCGCAAGGTAGCGAATCTGAGCCGTGGACGGGGCCGAGCCGAAGGCCAGCAAGGACCAAGCGCGCTTCAGCGAAGGCGGCATTTCGATCAAGTCGATCTGACCGCCATCAATGTACGCGAGCTGGTTGGCCGAGGACACATGCTCGTAAGTGACCGCAGTCGAGCCGGTGAAAGTGCCCACCGCCGAACCACCGTCCGCCGTGGTCGGAGCGGCAGAGACCGCCGAGGACACGCCGGTAACGTTGGTGATCCACGACGGCAGACCCGCCATCTTACGAGCGGTAGCATCGCCCGTGGCCGCAACCTTGGCCTGGTTGGCGTGCAAGATCACTTCCACGTCGCGGCGAAGCTCAAGGCCCTTCTTCACACGAAGGCGCACGAGTTCATCCGGGCGGCCTGCCAGGTCAAGCTCAAGCAGCGTGTTAGACACGCCGTAGGTCTTGCGCGAGATTTGGGCGATGTTACCCAAACGAGTGGTCGGAGATGCGGTCGAAGTCGTGACCGTATCGCCTTCAAGCTGGGCGTTGCCGATAGTGGACGCGTCGAGGGTATCCGTCTGCCACTCGTGATTGATCGCCTTGGCGACCTTTTTGTCAGAGTTGGTATAGAGCGGCGTCATTTCCGGCGAGACAGTGGTGATCGTGTTGGACAGATCCTCACGCGCGCCGATAGTGGTAACGGCAGAGTTAATGCCGGTGACAATAGCCATGATTCAAGTCTCCTGTTGAGTTACCGGAGAACAGGCCTGCTTCGACCGCCGTGTGATTTGGCGAGTTCGAGAGCAACCGCGTTCTCCATTGAGGGGTTGTTCCGGTATCTCTCTTGCAGGGACTTGAGCTGTGCTGACTGGGGTGTCTCGGTTGACTTGGCACCAGGCGTGAACGGCTTGGGCTTACCCTTGACGGCTAATTGCGCCTTAGGTTTTTTCGATTCCAAATCGTCAAGCTTGCGGGCTTTGTCGAACGCCACAATGATGTTGGGGTCCGTGATGCGAGCGATGAAGCTATCGTCGTATCCGTACTTTTCCGCCATGTAGCCGGCGACACGATCTAGGCCTTCCCCGAGCGCTTTGGGGTCGGTCCAGGTCTTGTCGTATTCGCCGCTGTTGAGCACCTGATAGGCTTTGGCTTTGGCCGCACGCGCTTCGCGGCCCCTCGCCTCAGCGATTTCGCGCTGAGCTTGGGCCGATACTGCTTTCTTGTGCTGCCAATAAGCCTGGGCCTGTTGGAGCTGCTTCGGGTCCACGTTGGGATCCTGTGCAAGCTGCAACCAGTTGGGCTCTTGTTCCTGAAGTTGAGATACTTGCTGGATTAAGCCGTCAAGGTCTTTGACCTTCGCATTGACGTTAGCGACGAGGTTGTCACGTTCCGTTGCGAGGGCCGCGGTCTTGCGGCTGTAGTCAGACTGTCGGAGGTACCCCTTGCGCGCTTCCTCAACGGTTATCTCGGCGCCGTCAGGGAGGATTATCGGACGGGTGTCCGGTTCCTCTGTTTCGGCTTCCTGAGTTTCGCCTTCGGAGACTTGCTCGGTGGTCTCTTGTTCGTCTGTTTGGGTCTCTACCTCGGAGGGTTGTTCTTCCTCTTCAATAGGGAACCCATTCTCATCAATCTTGTTAGACGCTTGATCGTCCAGGCTTTGCTTCTTCGTAGCCATCCTGGCCGTGAGTTGGGCAACGCCCTGGTCAAGCGTGAGCGGCCCGGTGGGCGTAGCGCCCGTGTCGGGAGTCGTCATCGTGGGTCTCTTTCAGTAGGGGGAGAGTCTCAGAATATCCGGGTGAGCTTCTTGAGCGTCGTGTCCGTCTGAAACTCCTGGCCTTGCTTGGGGTTCAATTTCCCTTGCACAAGCACAGTCTCAAGATGGCGTTGGACGCCATCAATCACGTCGAGCGCTACGGCGTAGCGATACCGGCCTATGTCGTCCTTTGCGGTACATCCGCGCAAAGCGGCGACGTAGGCGAGGCGCATAGCCTCAAGGCTCTCTTTCAACAGTGTGTCTTCAAGCAGTTTGTGGGCGCGCTCGGCGCGCTGCTCACGCGTGAGGATCACGCTCACCTCGCTCAACACGCAGGGCATTGACGGCTATAGCGTGCGTTAAATCGCTCTCCTGCGGGTTTCCACAGAACGCCCGGGATACCCGCTTAACCTCTCCGTTGAACTTGTATGAAAACTCGATCATCACCGCGTCATCCGTAGCCGCTACGGCCTGGCAACCCAGGTATTCGGCCTTCACTTTGGCACCCACGTCTCAAGGGCCTTCTTGCGGTTCTCGGCGTTCTTCTGAAGTTCTTCAAGAATGGCGGCGGCTAACTCAAGGAACAGGGCGATCTCTTCATTAGGCTGCTCGTTCGCAACGATGCGAGCCCGGTCGATCAGGTCGTTACTCAATGCGTCCTCTGGCCTGCGACTTTGGCGACGTTGGTGTCTGCGCCAGTCGCCCTGTTGCGCTCTTTCCACATCGTCAAGAACACTTCCAAGTCCTGCTCACGCAGGCCCAGGAAGTAATCCAGGTCATTGTCGGCCTCGGTCTTGTGGACCTTCACGGCGTTGTCGGCTTGGTTCGTGATCGCCTTGGCCTGGGCGTTGATCTTCGCGGCGGTGATCTTCGGGTCTTCCGGCGGCTTAGGCTCTGGCGTCTGCATGTTCGGCGGCAGAGCGTTAAACCGCTTCGCCGGATTAGGTTCGCCAACCGCTTCTGCTAGGTCTTGGTAAGACTGCGACAACATCGCGAGATTGCAAATCGGGTTGTTCGGGCCAAGCGTTTGAACGACCTGTTCTTGCTTGGCGATAATCAGGCCCAGAGCCTGGATGGTCTTGGCTTTGTCGCCAGTGCCAAGCCCGGTGTTAACGGTAACGTCCCAATCTTCCAGTTCAGCCCAAGCACGCGGGTCTACCTGTTTCTCGCCGCCATTCAAGCGAACCATGCGCCCGAAGTCTTGGCGGCGCTTCATAACGCGAAGGATGGCGCGGCCAAGCTTTCTCATGCCGCCGGTCGCCCATACACGGGCGATAGTTTCCATCTTCAGCTTGGCCGCTGAGTCCTGAAGCATCGCAGCCGTGGCTGATTGGTTCTGCAAGCGGTCAGGCTCAAGGCCGGCGTTGCTACGCCCAGCCCCGGTGCGGTTCTCGGCCTGCATATCCCAATACTGCATCAGGCCTAGCGACTCTTTCGCCATGAACGGTACGGTGATGTTGTTCACGGTCCCGAGCGCGGTAACGGGGATAATCCCGCCCGGTGATTTGTTCTGAACGTACTCGATACGCTGCCCGACAATCTGGCTAACCAAGACCTCCTGTTGAGGAGCGTTAGTCAGATACAGGTTGTCCATCGTCTGACGAGACAGCACGGTCTGAACGCGCTGGATTTCGATCAGGTCGTCGGCAGGGCAGCGGCCAAAGAATAGATGCGGCAACGGGATCGGGCAGAAGTCACAGAAATAAACTTCGTCCTCGAACTCCTTAGCCTCAAGGATCTGGACATTGCCTTCCCAACCGCCGGCCACGAAGTACCACTCGCGAAGGCCAGAGCCGTCCTTGTTGCAGAGAATGGTGCCCTCATGGACAGCCACCTTACGCAACATCGGGTCATTACCGGGGGCGAGCGTGCCCATCGTGGTAACGGTCTGCCGGGCCTGGAACTCAGGCGATGATTCGGAGCTGGTGTAGCTCGGCAGCGCCATAACCTTGTCAGGGTCATAGCCCTGTTTAATCAGGTCGCCAACGTAGCGGAATGTCCGGTGAGACTTGAGCCGGCTGGTTTCCAGCGAGCGCGCGTCGGCAGAGACTACAAATTCTTCCGGCGGTAGAACGCCAATTTTAACGTGGCTCTTTTCAGTCGTGCGGCGAAGCTGGAGATTGTGCATCCCCATCGCGTCAACCGCATGGCCCACAATCTCAACGCCCTGCTGTTCCGCCTGGAGTACCGCCATAACGAACTGCAATTCGTCCATGGGCGGGAGAGTAAAATCCTCAACATCCTTTTGCTCTTCCCACCAGACCTTGAGCACGCCCACTTTGTTAACCAGGCCATCAAAGCCCCAGCCGTAAGCCTCTTGCTCAATGTGGTTGTCCGAGCGCAGCACAATGTCATTTACGAAGTCAGTGGCGATCTTTGCCGCGTCTTCGTCCTGCTGGCCCTTGGCAATGTATTCAATGACCTTGCGGCCACTAATCATGGTGCGGAGAAGGCTCGGCAGGATAAAGCCGATGTAATCAGCCACCACCCGAACAACGACCGTGGACCGGCCCTCAATGGCCGGCACGTCGCTCATGGTGCCCATAAAGTATTCGTAGTTCAGCGTGCGGGCGGGGGAGATTTCGCTATCGATGTACGATAGAGCGCTGCGGATTTCGTCGGCCACAAGAGCGCGGAAGTCCTCGTCAGACATGCCCCTGGGCTCGGGCACTTCGGTCTGCGATGTGACTTCGGCCTCTAATCCGTCTAGCAGTTAAACAACTCCCGGCATTCTGTAGTTGATAAGCTTATCTAGCGGTTCTGACTTAACGGCTGCAAAGCGCAGCATCATCATCGCGTAACGCGTGGCCGCCATAAGGTCGTCACCCTCTTTCACAATCAGCCCGTCCTTGCGGTGGAAGAGTCTGAACTCCTCCCACCAGTCGTTCAGGTGGGCAGCTACCTTGAAGCGCCCGGTCTTCATCCGGTCCAGCATATCCAAGATGCCCGCCTCAACACCGTTGGACCCGTCCTGAAACGTCGCCTTCTCGGGCAACAGGTTCGCGCCCTGGTCTCGGTATTGCTGGGCAATCTGTTCGCCCGAGCCCTTGTCGTGCTGCAATCCATCGTGCGGCCACGCAACTGGTATCCATTTACCCCGCGCATTTAGTGCAGCGGCATGAACCACGGGCGTCTGTTCACGGGTTCTATAACAATCGTAGACGTGAACCGTATCTGTGTCCTTGTCCCACGCCAGCCACGCACACGCCGTTGGGTGATCCCAGCCAATGTCCAAGCCCGCGATGCGCGGCCAATGCGCCGGTATGGCGATGGTCTCTTCACGAATGCGTTCCTCCGCAATGGGGAACACGCGTCCCGAGCCTAGTGTTGGAATACCCTTGGCTCTCGCCTCGCGCTCGTGCTCGGGATAGCCTGAAATGATTCTCGCGCGTTCCTCGGGCGTGTAGTGCTCGGCGTCCTCAATCGTCATCGTGGTTACGTGGCGGTCTGGGGACTTCTCCAGCAGAAACCGCTTAACCACACCCGACATACCCTTGAGGGGCGTGAAGGTCATCCACACAATGCCCTTCGTGGCATTCGTGCGGGTTACACCTTCGGTGTAAATGTCCTGGTCGGGCTCTTCGTCAAACCAAACCCAATCGAGCGTTTCAGCCTGCCACTTCTCTCGGCCCTTCTCGTAGGACTTGAGGGTGATCTGACTAGTACCGCCAGAGGCGTGCTTAATCTCAATCGTATCCATCAGGTCGGCCACGCCACGAGAGGGCGACCAATCAATGATCTTGTCCTTGGGAACCGCGCCGGTCCCTATGTCGGTGTGGCGCCCCATGAGGACGCGCTGCACTGAGTCTCGAATGGTCTCACCGGTAACGCCGGCGGCCCATCCCACGGTGGGCTTGTCGAAACGTTTACCTGTCCACCATGAGGGGTAAAGCCCCGTCGCGTGGATCGCAGCTTCATTACCGCCGGCCCAGGTCTTGCCGAGCTGGTTGCCCGCCATGAACAACCGCTCACGGTATGTGCTAGCGGCGTGGAACTCACGCTGCTTAGTGTAGGGCTGGTAGAGCAACAGCTTCCGCGTGCTCAATCGTCTGTTGAGTTCCGTTTCCAGCCTCACCAGCTCTGCCAGCGACGGCATTGTAGGCAATGCGGAGGGCGTGGAGCCGGTGGATAAGCTCGTCATCGGTCAGTTCTTCAATCGGGTCGATTTTGACATTCAGTTCCTTGGGAAGGATCGACGCGATCACCTTCACGTATTCGGCTGGCTTCTCTGCCCGCATGGATTGGATTGCAGCCTCACCATTGGCCGTAAAGTCTGCGTGTAGGGCCTTGAGGAAATCCTCACCGAGGGCATTGCGCGAGCCTTTGGGGCGGCCCGCTGCGCGTCTGGAATCTTCACCCGCTTGAAACGGAACACCGCGCACTTTCGGCGCAGTAAATTCTGCGTCACTCATGGTCCTTGGGGGCCCCAAATTGCATCCTTGTGAGCGCGCATCTTTGCTCTGGCGTCAGGGTCCGAAGGTCCAAGCGAAAGCCCTTCACCAGGAGATACGGACAGCTTGGATCGAACTGGCCTGCAATAGCGGCTGGGGTAGCCACGCCTAGCACTTGCCCTTCTTCTTCGACTTGGGCTGCTTCTTCTGGTTTGAGTTGGGCATGGTGGTTTCCTTTATGCTGCCGTTGTGGACTGTGACTAATCGCTTGCCGTAGGTCATGCCGCCCTCGCTTCGGGTGGTTTTCCATAACGCTCGTTCTCGGTCGGGTCAGCGTGTATCCCCATCCCCGCAGCCACCATTCCAATGGCTGAGTGCTCGGGGTTTCCGTGAACTCTGATGCTGAACGGTTCCATCGTGCCCGCTTTGATGTGGGCGTCCCATTCGCGGAGCATGTCTTCAAACTCGTATACAGCTCTCGCCATGTGGTGATTGGCGGTGAACTTGCGGTTCCAACCTGAGGTGAGTTTGACTTCGAAGTCTCTCCATGTCGGCTCAATGTGCGGTTTGTCGTAGGAGTAGAGCTTGTTTCCAGGCTTTGCAGAGCCATCAATTCCGAAAAGATGGATCGTTCTAAACCCGAGGCCGTGACATATGCCTGCGGCCCTTAGGCCAATCACTGACGCCCCCGCGATGTTCACCCACTCTTCGCCGGCAAACTCGGTGTTGAGCAATAGGGATTCACCTAAGCCCGCAGCGGCGTGCCACATGTAGGCGTGGGGGTTTAATCTGAACTTCTCCAGCACCTTCTCGTGGCACTGGCTTGCGATCAGGTACTTGGGCTGGACGAAATGCTTTCCAGCATTGGCCCGCGCCTTGCGGAGCAGGCTTTCCGTGTCGATGTAGTCGGCCACCCACTCTTTCGGGTCCAGGAGGGCAGCATAGTCGCACCTGAAACCGCGTTTGAGCAGCCAGTCATGGCTTTTGTTTACGGCAAAGACCTTGGCCCCGCGATTGACCAGGCGCCGTAAGGCGCCAACCTCATCCTGTAACGTCGGACCGCCACCGATCACGCAGACCGTTGAAGGCTTTTCCCAGTCTACGGAGCGCTCTGAATTAATCAGATGGAGCAGTGACTTCATCCCAAGTCTCTGCCCTCTCCGCACGCGGTCGAGGTAGTCCTCTTGAGAGATGCGCCCCTTGCCTGAAGGGATTACATCTCTGAGGTTCTTGGGTTCGTCTGGGATCCGCGGCTGAACTTTAAACGCGCTTTCAAAGACGGCATCATCAAGCTGAATTTGAAGCGCACTCTTTGCGAAGGGGTCTTTTTCAGCGTAGCTCTTCCAAAGGATCTCAATATCTCCGCCGTCTACCTGTTGGAGTTCCACGGTGCCTCAAAAGAAAACGCCCGAGCGGTGAGGCCCGGGCGCAAAAATCCACTAGATATAACCGAAGGAATATATTCAGGGAGTCGGTGTCAACAAGTTTTATGCGGCCTTCCTTTGCGCTTTGTGCCACTCCATCAGCCGGCACAGGCCTGTCCTGAGCTTGCTCACCTTGTCGTGATTGATTCGGTTATAGACACAAGTGTTTACAACTGCGTCATAAACGGCGCGCTCTTTCTTCAGGTATTCGGACGCGTCTCTCAGATTTGCTTCGGCCTCGGTCGTGTCAATTTCCTCTGAGCCTTCCTTGGGTTGGAACTGGCCCAAGGTTCCTTGCGCATGGAGTTTTGGGTGGACCAGTATCATCCAGCCTGCGAATTGAACGCCAACGTCGTGCATGGCCTTCGCATGGGAATAATCGGGATGCAGATACCCCTGCCACAGCAGGCACCCGAGCGCGGACTCTGAGTATGACAGGTCTGGCGCCGGCCATCCCTGCCGCTGGGGTCCGAGCGCCGCAAGGCGCTTTATCCGAAGCTCTGGTGTGCCCATATCGTACTTGGGCTTCTCTACTGCTTGCCTGCCTCTACGCACGTACTTACGCGGCATTAAACTTCGCTCCTGTTTTTGTTATTTCTGCTTCCAGCATCGGAAGGAACATCTTTCTCACCCCCTTCAGGTGCCACGCTAGGGCGTCTTGGTTCACGTTATTGGGGTCTAGAGTCCAGTTGATGGTTTCCGCAGGAGCGATCCCAACGATTCCCCAAGGTGTTTTGTGGGCGTGGTACGGGTCGGGCTGCTTTCTCGGATTATGCGGTTCCCGTTTGTAGAACTTGTCGAACATCAATGTTGCCAAGCTGAGCTGACCACCCCGGAAGCAATGGAGGTCCCACGGCGCCCATGATTCCGCGGCTAATGCGATGGCGTCGTACATTTTCAGTAGATCCGTGAGGAAATGGGCGAACTTGCGCGGGCTTTTGCAAATCAACATTCCGCCGTTGATGTGCTGTCCTGGGATTTCAAACCTGTCCGTCAGAACGAAATCCACCGGCCACCCAAGTACCGTGTTGAAGCTCTTGCGCAGGATTACATCGGTGTCGATGTGGATGGCCTGGGCCTCGTACGCCTGGGTGAAAGCTAACTGGCAGCGGGTTCGCTCGTACATCAACCATTCGGGTTTGACCGGCAGGCGGACAATCTTCATCGGCAAGGTCGTATCAATCTCGGTGGCATCGTCCGTCATCATCACGATCAGGGCTTCCGGGTGAATCCGTTTAACGGCTTTTACAGCCACCCTGATGCACGTTGAATAATCCGGGGCCTCGGGGCCTTGTAGGCGGAGGAACGGCTGCTCCGCGCCTTGGGCGACGTGGTAAAACACAATCGCCAGCCTACGGGGCTCGTCCATCAGAGCTGCGGCGATGCCGTTGCGTAGGTCGGTGATGGTGCTCACGCGGCCACCGTCGGCATGATTTCACGTGGAACATTCACCAGCTCATACCCGACCCCAGCGTGGGTATTTAGGCACAGTCCAGAGCCCGTAAGGGCGACCCTCAAACGAGCAGCGTGAATCCGAAACGCCTCCGGTGATTTGTGCCCGAATTCCTTCGTGAATATCTCCCGGGTGACAACGGGATGCACCTGCATCAGCAGGTAGAACTTCTGCGTGCCTGGGGTCATTTTGAGGTCCATCCAGTTGGCGGGCTGGGTCATGGGGTTAGCCGGCCATTGTCAGATTGGGTTTCGGATCTTCGCCGCAGATTTCTTCGATCAGGCGCTTGGGCGCCTCACAACCAGCCATACCTGGTTCGGGTCCGAAGCTCGGGGGCCAGCGCTTTTGCGTAGCGTAGGTTTTCAGGGCTGAGCGCCACGAGCTTTCCGGACGCCCACCCGTATCGGCAGTCGGCTCGTCAAGCGCGGTACGGACTACCGCCGGCGCGTCGTTCCAGCGGCCCTGGTTCAGCCAAGTGGCGGGGTTGCACCACTCGCGGTCAGCGGGTTTGCTGCGAATGTAGCGCTCGATTGCAGCCAAGATTGTTTCCAGGTCGGGCTTGTCGTCGCGTTTCTGCCAAGCCTTCCACGCAGCGTCCTTGCCAACCTTGTTCGGGAACGCTTCCCAGAACCTGGAATATTCCATCGTGTGCGAAGTCCCCTTGGGGACTACAGGGGTAGTTCCTTCCTTCCCTTCCCTTCCCTTCCTTCCTTCCTTCCTACAAGCGGCGTCCGTGTCGCCACTTTCACGCGTCATGCACGCGTCCTCGGTGTAGGCTGGCAAAGAGCTTTGGTTCTCCCGATTGTTGATAACTTGGTGCTCAAGGAAGCCGGGGATATCGGCGTAGACGACCCCCTTCACGGTGTAGAGTCGGATCAGGCCGGCGGCGACAAGCATCCAGCCCACCTCCGCAACGTCCACCTTGTCGCGCGGCAGGTAGCGGTCCTTCAGCGTGTCAGCATCCCATTTGAGGCGACCGGCGCGGTCGGCCTCACACCACAGCGACACGTAAAAGAGGCGTGCAAGTGGCGTCAGTTTCGTGATTTTCGAGTGCGTGAAGAACTCGGGCTTAATTGTTCTGATGCGCGCCATTTGTCCCCCTAAGTTCATCGTCAAGCAGACCGAGCCGGTAGCATGAATGTGCGCACGACCACTCCACGGC